TGTTTCAAAATCTAGCTCTTGCGTTGTCATGTCAAAATATTGAACATGAATAACTGTATGCCTAGTTTTTAAACTGGAACCATTGTAAACAAAACCATCTTCCGTAACATTTGCATTATTGAAAATATATTTTGTAGCTTTACCAGCAGCGTCTTGAGATATTGTTATACCGCCAGCAGTATAAAAGGCAATAGCTCTCATTGTGCTACACAAAGCATTTATGACGTTATATGCTTCGTCTTGTTGTGTAATTGATACATTTACTGAAAAACGTGGCTCCGTTGATCCTGTTCCAGAACCATCATCAACTAATCCGCCACAATATTCACTTACAGTTTTAAAAGTAAATTTATCAAGATTTGATTCGTCAAGATTACACCCATATCGAGTATTAGTAAGCAAATCATATAAAATCCAAGCTGGATCTGAACACCATTCTTTTTCAGCCTTAAATGTTCCATCCCAAGTACCAGCATAAGTTAGATTCCCAAAAGTACTGTTAACAGTTGCGTTGCTTGGGATTTTTACCTTCACACCTCTTATCCGATAGCGTCTATTTGGTATTCTTGGAAATTTCTCAGCACTAAAACGCAAACCAACATGAGCCGTATTTGGGTAAGAGTTTTGTTTCATTATTATATTTGTCGCACTAGAAAATCTGAAAGCATTAACAGTCCTTGAATCTGTGCTGTCTGCTGTGACCCTTTCAACTCTTATCTGAACAGGAAAACTTGTACCAGACTTTAAATTTATTAAATAATCTCTGTTATAAGCATTTGTTGATCGTCCTTTAACTGTGTCATTAACTGCTGTTGTAGTTGTGCCATCATTTTCAATAATTTTAATTAATAAATTAACCTCTGTTCCATCAATACCACCCTCGTTATTGAATACTTGCATGGCTGGAAACTGAAGCGTCACCCTTACAGCGTTTATTGTTGATTGATTTACAGTATGAGTTACAGGATTTGTTGTAGTAACAACTGTTCCAATGCCTACTTCAGTTTCAATATTTTTAATACCAGAAATAAAAGTTTGATTTGATGTTCCTTCTCTAAATTCAAAACCAACATCTTGAAAATTAAAATCACTATCATTTGGTGCTGTAACACTAGCAGCCGATTGTAATATTGGAGTTTGATTTAAAAAAATATCTTTTTTAAAACTATTTATATATGCTGTTGAAGTTTTATCTGTGATGCCATTCTTTGATGCTGTTGCACTTCCTTCTATTTCACCTTCAGAAAGCAACTCAACAATAGTATTAAATTGTTTTGAAGATAAAGCTCCACTTGGTAAATCAGGGTTTGTAAATGTGGTTGTCTGGTCAAATTCTTTTATAGACATTAATTTGTACCTCTTACTTGAACTGTATCTATTCCATTTGATACAACAATAGAGCCGACCAAAATTTCACCATAAGCAACATTAACAGGAATACCACTCTGACTAATATTTGTCAGCCCTGTAAAAGAATAATTAGATTGTAAAGCTGCTGGATCAAGTGGATCTTGTTTTGATTGTTGATTTCTGTTGTCTTGATTATTTGAAATTAAATTATTTACACCCCTTACTATTAATTCAGTTGCGACATAAGTTAAAGCATATTGAACAATTTTTTTCTTAACATATTTTCCGACAACATATTTAACACCAGCAAATACTAAAGAAAAAAGACCATTTCCATGAACAATTGGGATGATTTTTATATCTTGCTCAGTCTGTATATGTATTGAATCTTGTGTAATTTTTTTATCTCCAACTTGAACACAATACATCTGGTTAGCCATTTTTTCCTCTAAACCTTTAAAATTGCAAAATAAAAAACTAAAAGCTTGATGTGGTGAATTTACATCAGCCATAAACTCAGATTGACCTGTATATTTTCTTAAAACACCATAAATTTTTATTTTTTTAAGCATTGTCTTTTGGTGTAATTACAATCATTTTATCCAAGTCTGGACAAACTAAATAAAAAGGGACTTGAATAGCATTACAACTAGCAATATCTGGTTCTGAAAATTTTAAAATATTATCTGGATGGCTATGAACAATACCAACAACTTCTCCTTTGTCCTCTCCATCAGCATAATCAAAGGGATTTATAACAAAACTATTTGTTTCAAATTCATAGGCTACATTTTCACATCTAAAATATTCATACCCTTTTTCTGTTTTTAAAAATAATCCACAAGACTCTTTGGGTTTATCCTCTTTTGCATGAGCGATAGCTTGTTGTTTACAAAAATCATTCATCAGTTTACAAAGCTACCTACACCTTCAAAATCTTTTCTTGTAACTTGCCTTGCTGGAATTCTTTTATTTTGCATATCTAATTTACTGATTAGCTCAAAAGAAACAGCATCCCTTGATTCTTGGATTTTTCTATCAATAAAATATATTTCTTTTGGAAATTCATTTGCGCTAGGTGTACCAAATGGATTTGTATTACCAGTAAAATTACTTGCATCTAAAGCATCTGCTGTAATTGTTCTTTTTGTAAGTTTTGCATCTAACAAATCATTGTGTGGAGTCACTAAATTAGTTAAAATCAATAAATCTGTAACTCTTATAACTGAACCTGATCTTGTTATTCCTCCCAAATTACTTATAGTTAACTGTGGTCTTGGGATTTGCCCTTTGCCAGTATATTCATAACCACTAGCTTCTATAGGCAGTTTTTCGTATGTGTTTGATTGCCATACAATGTCTTCATAAGTATCAATATTACCTCCAGAATGAAATCTAAAAATAGTAGGAACATTAGTTGGATTTCCTGTTGCATAATGCAAACCCTCTACAAGCTCTAGTTCAAAAAGTTCAATTATTGAATTTGGATTAATTTTTTGTAATTCAGAATGTGGTATTGCCATTAAGCCTCAAAAACCTCCTCAAATGTTAAATTCATAGTCACTCTGTTATTAACTGGTATAGAGGCACTTCTTCTGGTGCATTTAAAATTTCTTGCAGATGATTCTCCTCCTATTGTGTACTGAAAAGCATCTTGATCGTCAAAACGTGCATTAAGAAAAGTATTTATTGTGTTTGCATCAGTCTGTGAAATATTAAAAACTAAAGATACAACATGGTATCTCTTATTTGCTGCAAGTCCTCTTACTAATCTTTGTTCATATCCATCACCAAGTTTTACGACAATATTATCTTGTTCTATAGTTTGAGTTTCACCGTAAGCTGGTTTTATTGATGGAAAAGTTGCCATTATGCTAATAAACCTCCATTACGTTTTTCTCTGACAAGTGTTTCTTGCACCACAAGAGCGATTGTTTGCCCAAGTTGTTGTGATAATGCGTCATCACCTTCAACTGAGCTACCAGAGGCATCTACAGATACATTAACAATATTAGTAATACTGTCTCCACCTCCTAATTTATTATTTGGAATTATTGTACCGGCAGAATTTGGCACAAAAAGTTCTGGGCCACGTTCACCAACCAATGAAGCTTTATTTACAGGTGGCCTTCCACCAGTTGCAAAGTTTAGACTAGAACTAAGTCCAAGATTAACAGATCCAAACTTTATTCCAGATCTACCACCTTCAGAAAATAATCCTCCTCCGCCTCCGCCTCCAAACAAGCCACCTAAAAATCCACCGATTTTATTTCCTAAACCAGCCGTTGCTTGTTGTATTGCAACCTCTACAAGTTTTCTCTTAAGCTGATTTAAAACACCAATAGCGGCTTCACCTAAAGTTTTTGTACCGTTTACCGCATCAGTCAAATTAGAAACAATGCTTTGTTCTATTCCTTGACCAATCTCCATAAATTTTTCATTTAATTTATCAGTTTCAGATTTCACATTTAATAATTTATCAGCAAATTTATCTGTTCCAAGAGAAAGGCCATCAACTAAAAAGTTTGTTTGCTCTAAACTACCATTAAATAAATCATTGATAGTAACAGTTCCTTCAACAGAAGTTTTTATCTTTTCAGTATTATCTTTAGTTTTTATCACCTTTTCGTTGGTTTTTTTAGTTTCATTTGT